CGACGCTCTTCCGATCTTCAAGCATATGGAGGAGTGGCAGGAATCTGTAGAACCATTGCAGATATCGAAGACCTTTGCGATGAAGCAAGGTACTATTGAGCAACTTATGATTAAGCACGAAGGTCTCGTGTTTTATACGCTAGATTTATTGGGCTGTAAACGATCAGACGAGGCCATTGCAGTAGGCTATGAAGCATTATGGCGAGCTTTAACTACTTTTGATAGCTCTAAAAACATTAAGTTTAGTACATATGCTGTGGTGTGTATAAAAAATGCTATATGGGATATGTATAGGGCGCAAAGAGAGATTGCTTCGCATGAATGCTTTTTAGACGATTTACCTACTGAGCTGGGTGTTTGGGATACTGAGATAGACCCACCTACGGTGTCTGATACTTTTTATTTAATGCAGGAAGCAGTAGATGAAGCACTAAAGAAACTTTCCAAGAAAAAGCGTCAAATAGCCATAGAATGGCTTGGAAGTATGAGGAGTGCCACAGCAATTGCGCAGACAATAGGGTGTAGCCAATCTTATGTGTCACAAACAATAAGCCAGGTAAAACATTTAATTAGAAAGGAGTTATTAAATGCAGGCTACTGCCCGAAGTTTACTGAAGGTTCAAGCAACCAGTAGTACCATAGAAAAGCAACAAATATTAAGGAATGAATGTTATTCTGCGGTATCTCGTGCAATTTTGAAGTTTATATATAATCCATATTTTAAAACAGGAATTTCTTCAGCAAAACTAGATAGTGCTCCATTATATACAGATTATCCCGTACCTACAGATGTGCAAGAAATTATGGATTATCTGGTGGCCAATCCAACTGGTGATAAAGAAACATGCGGGATAGTGAACACATGGATGCATCGCCTCTCTAGCCCCGAGGAGCGGTGGCTCGCTAGGGGGATTATTACACAAGAGTTGCAGATAGGGGTTTCTACTACTACACTTAATAAAGTATTTGGTGATGATTTTATTCCGCATATTTCTTGTATGCTTGGCACTCCTTTAGATAAGATTGCAGAATCCAAGCAAAAGTGGCCTTACATAGTAACTGAAAAATTAGACGGTGTTCGTCGTATTATGATAAAGCAACAGGGTACTGTTAAATTTTTCTCTAGGTCTGGGCACTTAGATGAGGGGCTTATTGAACTGGAAAAGGAAGCTGCGTCATTACCAGATAATTTTATGTATGATGGCGAGCTATTAGCTAAGGGAGACTTTACAAACAGTATTGCACAAAGACAAGCGACTAATTCATTAGCTAATCGGAAAGGTCCTAAAACAGGCCTAACGTTTAATATTTTTGATATGGTGCCTGTCAATGTGTTTTTAGCCCATGGGCATTCCGCAGGTAGTCAAGCGCGTAAAATTTTATTGGCCGCTACTTTACAGGATCCCTCTGGTGCATTACTATTAGAAGATCCTAGGGAATATGCCACTCTTATGGCAATGCGAGATACAGGAGCCTCATATGATTTAATACGCTCTGTTCCTATTCTTGCTGTAGCACATAGCATGGAAGATATTGAGCCAGTAGTTTCAGCGCTATGGGCTAATGGGCGAGAAGGTGTCATGTTAAATGCTTTAAATGCTGGTTACGTGTCTAAGCGAACTAAGGACTTAGTTAAACTTAAAAAAACATACAGCTACGTATTAAGAGCAGAGGGCTTTGTAGAAGGAACAAATAAGTATGAAGGCATGCTTGGCTCTTTATTAACAATGTATAAAGACTGTTATCTGCAGGTAGGTAGCGGCTTTACAGACGCGCAACGATGGGAAATTTGGCAGAACCAAGATAAGTACCAAAATATGCTATTTGAAGTAGAGTCCTTTGGCGAGTCTACGAATATGCAAGGCCTTACATCCTTAAACTGTCCTATTTTTAAGCGCTGGATTGAAGCAGACAACCAAAAATTATTTATTGAGTAGAAAGTGTGTGTAACATCCCTTAGTACATACCAAAGAAGAGAAATATACTAGTTTCTACGGAACCCTACAAGGAGAAAATATATGCCTGTAAAAACAATTGCGATAGACGGGGCATGTAGACGAAATGGTCAACCAGATTGTATCTCAGCAGGCGCATGCTTTATCATTATACAAGAAAATGGTGTAGAGCAAGGTTATATATTATCTACGCATGAAGTGGAGTCTACGTCTCAGCGCGGCGAATTATATGGCTTGCTACTTGCTTTAGAAAATATTGCGGCGCATCCCTTAGATACTGTTATTGTTACAGACTCTGAGTATTTATTTAATACTGTTACTAAAGGTTGGGTCAATCGGTGGAGAGCTACTGACTGGCTGACCGCTGAAGGTGCTCCTGTAAAAAATAAAGATTTATGGGTACAAATATGGGCAGTATATGAACAAATAGCAGACTATGTTACTATGTTTCATATAAAAGGGCATTTGCTATCTGTGGGTATTAAAAAGTACCATGATTTAATGTATGCTGATGTAACGGGCTACTCATTATATACATGGATACGAGATAACAAAAATATTCGGAGCGATCGTCTAGAGCATGCTATGGCGCTTTCTGAAATAAATAATGGTTTTAAACCAGAGCTGTCATTGTTACAACAGTTTGCCGCTATGAATGCAACAGCTGATGCTGCAGCTAATTTATGCGTAGAAAATTATGAAGCGGCGCAGTGGCGCTCAATGCTCGAACTTTGATTTATGAAGCATATTTTGTGCTATAATTATTTTAGTCGTAAAAGACAAAGGGTCTTTTGCAGTGAGTAGAAAGAAGGAAACAATGGACGAACTGATGAAAAAGGAAGAAACGGCCGTGACCATGTATTCGGAAGCGCCCCTTGGTTTCGGGGACAATGATGCAGATGATATTATTATCCCGCGCATTAAAATTGCCCAGGCGCTTAGCCCTGAGGTGAAAGATGGCTCTGTTAAAATAGGCGAGATCTTTAATTCGCTTACGACTGAGACGTTGACCGATAAGATTTTTGTTCCTGTGTGTAAGTTTAATAATAATGTGCTTTGGCGCGATCGTGCTGAAGGCGGCGGCATTATCTGTAGGTCTGCAGATGGAAAAACTGGTCAGTATGAGGACGGCAGCATTCTGTATTGCGCGCAATGTCGCAAGTGTGAGTTTGATAATACTAAGAAGGGTCGTGAAGCAATTCCGTCTTGCACAAAGTATATTAACTTTTTAGGATTTTTTGCAAATGACTACATGCCTATTATTCTCAGCTTCTCTAAGACCAACATGTCTGAGGGCAAGAAGATGTATAGTATGGCTAAGGTGACTAGGCAAAATATCTGGAACTTTGGGTATACTTTGGCATCTGTAGAGAGGCATAAGAATGGTAATGACTGGTTTGTTATAGACCCTCGTAATGCTGGTCCTACTGATGCTGAGACTCGCGTTATTGCAAAGGAGCTTTTTGACCAGTTTGCAGCTTCTGTGACAACTATCAGGTATGACATGGATGAAACTCGTAATGTTGAATCTACTATTGAGGTTGTAGATGACGAAGCAAACGAATTCTAAAAATCTTACTGCTGAAGAACGCGCAGAACTATATCGGCGACAATTAGGCGGCACAAATGCAGCGTTAAATAAGGCCCGGCAAGAAATAAAACAATTAAAAGCTGAAAATGCTGCATTAAAAGAGCAACTGCAACAAAGTCTAGGGGTGCCACCGCGCCCCTAGACTCATGATAGAAAAGGACTCAACGTTGAAATGGCCAGAGTATCGAAATAAAATACTTGAGTCAGTAGATACAGAAGCTTTCTTCCTTGATGAACTCCCTGATGGCACACGGCATGGAGATGCTGAATATAAAACTAGATGCCCATTTCCTGAGCTGCATGAGGGAGGCGTTGATAGATCGCCTAGTTTTACTGTTAATTTAGAGAGTGGCGTATATTATTGTAATACATGCCATTCAAAAGGAAACATACATACTTATTATTGTACGAAGTACCATAAATCTTCAAAAGAAGCGTGGTTCTTCTTTGGTGATGCATTAGGTTTTACTAGACCTGAAGGGGAAGAGCTATATACTGATGTAATAGATCCAGAAATAGCTTTAAAATGGCACCATAATTTACTTACAGTTGGAGGTAATACCCTTGATTTTTTGCTAAAAGAGCGGGGCCTGTCATTAGAGATTATCAAGCAGTACCAATTAGGGTGGAATGGTGAACGATATAGTATTCCAATTTATGACGAACATTTTAATCTTGTAAATATTCGGCTCTATACCAGGATGCCCGTAGATGATAGACAAAAAGTTATTAACTATCGAGACGATAATGGCAATACTTTTGGCAAAGTTAGGTTATATGGTATTGAAAACCTACTTAAGCCTATACGGGCTATTGTTGTAGCTGAAGGTGAGCTGGATAGGCTTATTTGTGAAACGCATGGTATCCCAGCAGTTACTTCTACAGCTGGAGCAGGTTCTTGGGATAGATCTTGGACGCCTTTATTTAAAAATGTTGAAAGAGCGTACGCATGCTATGATAATGACAAGGCTGGTATTTCTGCTTCTGCTAAGCTACTTCGTCGCCTAACTGGAATATGTGAGGTACGTGTTTTACAATGGCCAGAAGGCTTTCCAGTAAAAGGCGATTTAACAGATTATTTTGTATCAGGCAAAACAAAAGCAGATTTTAATAAATTGTTGTCTGTTAATGCTTCTTCAACTACTGTATCAATAGAAGATACGGATGAAATAGATGATTCAAACGCAATAGAAACAACTCTTGCTCAATCAGTTGATGCAGCATATACTGGTAAAAGAATCAAAATGCCAGTTATGATAAGTGGCAAAGGTAGCAATAGTAGCATTTTTCCATATAAAGTTTTTGCTCAATGCTTGTCGCAAGATAAAGAAGGAAAATTATGCGCATATTGTCCTTTAAGTGAAGGCCCTTTAGAGCACGTTTTTAAAGCAGACACCAATGTGCCCCTTAGTTTAATTGATTGTACAGATGAAGTACAGGCCCATGTTATTCAAAAAGAGCTACAACTTCCTAGCAAATGTCACAGTTACCAATATGAAGTGATGTCTAATGGTAACTTAGAGGAAGTTCGTATGGTGCCTATTGCAGATACAACTTTTTCATTTGATAAAGAGCAAGAACACGTTGTTCGAATTGGCTATTATATGGGAAGGAATCTACGCTCTAACAAACGCTACACGTTAACTGGTTATATGCATCATCATCCAAAAAATCAGCGTGCAACATTTATATTTGATAAAGCGTACCCAGAGCATAATGCTGTTACAGATTTCCATGTAGACGGCCAAATAAAGCAAGCGTTAGATATACTTAAATGTAAACCAAATCAAGGTGTAGGCGATAAATTTGAAGAGATACATGCGGACCTTGAGTATAACATTACACGAGTCTGGGATAGACGATCTGTCGCAATTGCAGTCGATCTTATTTACCATACTCCTTTGCATTTCTATTTCCAAGGTCAATTTATTAAGCGCGGATGGGGAGAATGTTTGCTTATCGGCGACTCTGGACAAGCCAAATCTACAATCGTTGAACAGCTTATGCGACATTATAACCTTGGAGAGATGCTTTCTGGAGAGTCCTCTAAGCGTACTGGCCTTACCTATAACATGCAACAAACTGGAAATAGCTGGTTTCTTATCTGGGGTGCTTTTCCACTTAATGACGGTGGACTTATAGCAGTAGACGAATTTTCTGGTATGTCTGAGCAAGATATTGCAAGTTTATCTGAGATTAGGTCATCAGGAATATGTAGAGTAAAGGCAGTAGTAAATGATGAAACATCCGCAAGAACACGAGCAATTTATATCAGCAACCCCAGGAGCGGAAGACCTCTTGCAAGTGAGACGTATGGTGTCCAGGCTATACTTAAGTTGTTTGGCACTGCGGAAGACGTTAGACGTCTCGATCTCGCAGTTGGAGTGGCTTCTGGCGAAGTTACCGCTGAAATGATAAATAGAGATTATAGCAAAATGCCAGAAGTTACTCATGTATATTCATCTGAAATTTGTAATGCAGGAGTAATGTGGGCTTGGTCAAGAACACCAGAGCAAATTATTATAGATGATGAGGCTACGCAAGAAATACTTAAACAAGCTATTTTATTGTCTACGAAATACTCTTCCGCCATTCCTTTAGCAGAGCCATCTGATATGCGCTTAAAGTTGGCACGATTATCTATCGCAGCTGCCGCGAGAACTGCTTCTACTGACAGTACATATGAAACTATCTTAGTTCATCCAGAGCATGTAAAATTTGTTGTAGATTTTTTGCAGCAAGTATATGATGCACCTGCGCTACAGTATGATAAGTTATCTAAGAAAGAATTTGCGAAAACAGATACGTCACTGGATCGTATGCAGGAACTTCGCAAGGCCTTTTTGGCTGTGCCTCTGGTTGATCATAATATTGCTGTTGAAGGCATTCTACGCATGGATTGGTTTACAGAACGTGAAGCTTGTGTGCAGACTAATACTGACAGCTATACTATAACTCAACTACTTCACTTCTTAGTCGCTAATAATCTAGCGTCTGATAAAGGAAAATTTGGCTATAAATTAACAGCAACGGGCGCAACCTTTTTTAAATCCGTTCAAGCTAATCCATATACACAGGCTGAATTAGCGCAAGATATGTAAGGAGGTGATATTGTGGAATCAAAAAGTAATGCTGCTACTGGAATTGGCTTGTCTGGCTTATGCTTACTTTGGGGCCTTGTAACACAATGCTTAAATTGGGCAGGGATTTTACATTGGCCTTGGTATGCCTATTGGGGCCCATTTTTAATAGTAGTAATGGCCTGGGCAGTAACAATAATAGTAGTAATAGTAGGCATTCTAATAATAGGAGTTAGGGGTAAAAAGTGACTATAGCAGAACAGTTAGACGCATATTGCACTGTAGCATCTACTGCAATACAAGCTGAAGATGAAGACGCTTGGTTATTAGCTAGGACTAGAGGCGTAGGTGGCTCTGATGTAGGGGCTATTTGCGGGGTAAATCCGTGGTCTAGTGCACTGCAGATTTACTTTAGCAAAACTGGCCAATATACAGAAGAGCCTAGTGAAGCCTCCAAAGAAAGGATGCATTTTGGTCATGTATTAGAACCAATTGTTGCACAAGAATTTGTACAACGTAATTCTGGTCTTATATGTGCTGAAGCGAATTGTACATTCAGTAGTCGAGCCTTTCCCTTTTTATTAGCAAATGTCGATCGATTTGTTCTTAACGAATCTGGGGATATTGTAGGAATACTTGAGTGCAAAACAGCCGGTGCACAATTAAGTGCAGAATGGGAAAATGGAGAAATTCCTATAAGCTACTTTTATCAAGTGCAGCATTATATGTTTGTAACAGGGGTACATAAAGGCTGGATATGCTGTTTAGTCGGCGGAAATAAGTTTTTCCAGTATGATATATTTTTTGATGAAGACTTGTATACAAATACAATTTTACCACAATTGTGCACCTTTTGGAATGATTATGTGCTAGCCTTAAAAGAGCCCCCTACACAAAGCGCCGATAATAGTTTATTTGACAGTTTATTTAATAATGTAGAAAATGAAGAGCCACTAATTTTTCCAGATAATTTCGAAAGTATAGGCCAAGAATATTTAGAGATAAAGCAGCGCCAGAAGCAAGATAAAAAACGTCTGGAAGAATTGCAAGCTATTATAAAAGGTACATTACAAGATCACATAACAGGTTATTCACCTACATATGAATTTAAGTGGAGCCCTCGTACCAAAACTTCTATCGATAGCTCTTATTTGAAGGTGCATTATCCTGATATATATGATGAATGCGCCAGGGTTACACATTATCGTCAAATGAATGTAAAGGGGTTAAATAATGAAGATACTGGCTTTTAACCAAAATCATGAACTAAAAGAAGTATGCCGTTCAAATCAAGAATTAGCAGAGGCTAGGCGGAAAGGATATACTTTTATAGATTGTACCAATGGAGATGGTGCCCTGCAGGCCATGTTGGATTTACAAAACCAGCTACAGCAGCGTTTATGCGTAGGCCCTATGGATACGCAATATATAATGCACCATACTTTATATGCTGAAGCTGAACTGCATGAAATGCTGCGTGAGTTAGAGGGCTTCAAATCATGGAAAACATATGGATGGACTGCAGAAGAGCAGGCTCAGCATTTAAATGCTGCACAAGAAGAATTTATAGATGTACTACACTTTATTTGGAACATTGCTCTTGCTTTAGGATTAGATGCTTCTGATATTATCCAAAGGTATTCTGATAAGAATATTACTAATCACTTAAGGCAAGATACGGGTTATTAAGTAGAAAGTGTGTGCAACAATAGTAAGTATGTATTAGGGGCTCTTTATTTAAATGCTTTCTACGCAATTACACAAGGCTATTTTTACCCCTTCAGGAGGAGGATTTATGAGTATTGAAGATTCTCAGATAGTAATAGAGACTCTTGGTAAATATACCTATCCGCAAAAGTATATTTATATACAGCCTATGATTAATGAAAAGGGGGAGCTAGAATATGAAATAAAAATACAGGCAGGTATCGGGGATCTATTGAATAGTACATTTCTTTTATGGGAGGCTATAAAATCTGAAGCAGCAGAAATGTCTGATCAAGATCTATATGAAATGTGTGAAGACTTCGACATAGATTTTAATACATTTAAAGCGCAGATTAGGAGGCCTAATTAATGAATAAGATACAAGTACATGTATTGCAGCAGCCTAACGATGCAGAGCATATGTCTTCATTTCTAGCAAGAATGACGCAACGAGGACATAGTTTAGCTACTCTTGATGATGTGCTATCTTTGTATAATGCACCTGCTGATGAGGCTCTAATAAAAAATTTATCTGCAATGCATCATGGCACAATTAAACGCTTTGATTCATATACAGTTATTGTTGTAGGAGCAAGCCGTAGATTCTTAGCTCAAATTAGAACACATCAACATGCCGATTTTGTCAGTGGTTCTTTGCAGTATAGCGATTGGTCTAATGTTGATGATATATCTAATATGTTTGTAGTCCCATACGCCTATATGCAGGATTCACAACTACGCACTAAATATTTGCAGCAGTGCTTATCTTCTTATAATACATACAAGGAGCTAGCTACAGTAGACAATGATGCAGCAGGTTTTATAATGCCAAATGGTTTGCGTAATATTTTAGTTATACAAGCAAATGTTCAAGAATGGCAATATATGATTAAATTACGTACATGCAAGAGAAATTCGGCCGAGACTAGATATACAATGCTATCAATTTGGGATGCCTTACTATGCGACACAAGTAATGGAGAATTATTCTTTAGCCCAGAGTTTCTTGGGGCAGATTGCCAATTTGGTGGATGTAAAGAAGGACATTTTTGTTGTCGTATGCCATACAGCGCTAAATATACTCCATTTGAAATTATAAAGAAAGACTATCCATTGTGTTTGGAGGACTAATGAATATCATTATAGAAGGCCCCGATGGAGCTGGAAAAACTACGTTGGCTAATCAGTTAGCGTTATTGCTTAATCTACAGATTAAACATTTTGGCCCTCCGCAACCGAATAGCTCTCAGTTTTATATGTATAGAGGCCTTGTATTAGATATGCACGATACGATTTTAGATCGTGCATGGTATAGTGACATGGTATATGGCCCTATATTTAGAGGCAAAGCCGAGATCTCTATAGATTTTATGAACGTGCTTGAGTATGGCTGTGACGATACTATCGTAATATATTGTACTGGACCAGTAGAGCTAATGTGGCAAGCGGCACAGGAACGAGGCGAGTCTTATGTCACATCTTATAATCAATTTGTAGAGATCTGTGAAAGATATGATGACTTAATGCTAAGAAAGAGTCACAGTATTCCTATACATAGAAGAGAGGCGACATGGCTACGCAGAGAGAACTAGATTTAGCACTTATAGTAGCAACTTTTCAATGGATGAATGAAGCTTTTGCGCAGCACCCAGGAGCGATTCGAGATAATTTATTAAAAGCTACAGAGGCTTTTGCTTCATTAGTACAAAGCTATGAAGAGGAAATAGAATGTCTAAAACATGCTCTACCTGCGGACAAACATACCCAGATGAGTTCCTTACCTGCACATGTAGATTCTGCGGAGGAGTAATAGAAGAAACTACTCCTGAATTATATTCTCTTTCGGCAGCTGTATATCAGTATGAATTACAGTGGCAAGAATGGCGGAAATTATATAATGCAGCGACGCCTCGTCCCTTACGTGAAAATGACTGGTTTTTGTTATGTGGCCATTTTAATCAATGTTGTATCTGTGGAGGTCCAATAGAGGAACAATTGCTTGTAGTACCGCCTTATTTAGGAGGCAAGCTCTATACCTATAATGTTTTACCTGCATGTGAGATATGCGCAGCACGAGTACGACAAAGTCAGACATTTAATCCAATTAAATCACTTTATACTATAAGTGGGAGTAATAAAGCAATTGTCAATGTAGCTCTTAAATACTTATATGCAAAAATGATAGGTAAAGAAGTTGATCAGTTTAACTTTGACGAAGATACAATAGAGCTTATAGTAACCTGTCCAGAACAGACGTCTATTAAACCTTTTACAGGTATATACGCTGCACGGCAATATAAACCAGTACGTAGGCAAGTATACAGAAAAAGCACCATATACATATCAAATACGCGTGAAGAAATTGACGGTATAACGTGGAGGTTATTAGATGAATCAAATATTGGGTAGAGCCCTACAAACATTTGTATGGCAACTTAGAGAAGTTTCCAAGTGTAAAGATAGAGGAGTAGCTTGTATAATATGCTCACATGACTTGCACCAAATCTATAGTATTGGCATTAATGGCGGCGCTAAAGGAATGGATGAGGAATGCTTATGTCATACAGGAGACAAGTATTCCTGCATACATGCAGAAGCCAATGCCCTTATCAAGTTAACCACACACGTGCCTGACAAAATAATGATCTGTAGTTTAGCACCATGTGGGCAATGCGCTGCTATGATAATAAATGAGCCTGGTGGCTTTGCTGAAGTTTGGTATTTAGAATTATACCATGATACAAGTGGTCTTTTTCTACTCAATAAAGCAGGTATAAAAACAGGAATCTTAGATGCAGGAGGTGCAATATCTTATGACCAATTTTAATAGAACACATAGCTTATAAATATGATATAATAATTATAGGAGGTGTTTTATGGCTATTATAAATTATAAAACAAAAGAAAAACCGTTAGTACAGAAAGCAGTGTGTGCTGCAATTGACTGGATAGGCCAGAGGCAAACATCATATGCAGAAATTGCCAAATTAGCGCACGTAGGTCAATCTGATTGTCGATATGCTATTCTTGATTTACTTGAAAAGGGTCATATAATAAGAACCCAAACAAAAGGCTATAAGGGAGCCACTAGAGGGAACAGATACATGTATGCGCTTACAGAATCAGGCAGGGCTTATATGCAAGAGCCTGAACCAAAGCAACCTGAAATTAACACGGATTTATTTAAGGAGGAATAATGTGGAATAGACAAACAAATCCGCGTAATGCAGAAGAGCTGATGATCGCGGAGTATTACCGTAGATTAGACGAAATTAAAGACTTAGAAGCTAAGCTACAAGCAGCTAATATAGAGTACGCTCAAGATTTGCAAAAGCACGAAGAATATGAAGCACAGTTAGAAAAAGAGCTGCAGATAGCGGGAGAAGCTATTAAGCAAACAGATGGGGTGCTAGATTTACATACGCCTATGCAGGCATATAACATTGAAGTAAACGCTGATTATTATTTACGTGGCTATGTAGAAGACC